ATTATTGTGAATAGTAATGGAAATTCAGTTATTGGATTTGATACTGAAAGTTTTAGAAATTCACTTGACTTTAAAAATGAAATCATAATATGGAAAAGCAAATAAAGAAAAAAAGCCTCGCTGGTCGTAAACCTGTTGAGGATAAGAAAGTAACTGTAAACTTATTTATCCGTCAATCCGTACTGGATGCAAAAGGCGGTAAAGAAGTTGTACAAAGTCAATGCTATGAGTTTTTGGGTGTGTCCACAAAATAGCGTATAACGATAAAATATACGCAGATATTTACACTAATTACAAATCTGAAATAATGAATTTCACCACAGGAGGAACACACAAAATAGATGATAAAGGTGAAATTGTTGAATATAAATTACATTGTATCAGCTTAACTTCTTTAATATGAAATATCTAGTAAACCCTTTATTAAGATTTGTATGTGTTGTGGCAGTATATATATTATGCTATCCAATAATATTTGCAGTATCTATGCTTTCCGCTTTATGGGAATGGAATTTTAAAGATTATAACGACTTTTTTAAATCTAATTTTTGCGATGGCTACGATAGAGCTACTTTAAGTAAATATCATTATAAAACGCCGCTTGATTACTTACGCAATAAAAAAAATTACGAATGATACAAATGGCTGGCAGGGAAAAAAGTTATTTTTCAAAAGAGATTAAAATAATAAACTTAGGAGGAACGATACCTTTACCGTCATTCATGCCCGGATCGACACAACCTTAAACATGGAAAACTTTTTTATGATAATTGCTTTTTCATTGCTGGTTATAATTAGTACATTAAAAAAGAAAAAATGATTAACAGTATAAACGATTTGTTTTTCAGCAAAAGGTATAAATATATATTTAGAACTGAAAAAAGGAATATACGACTTTACAAAAAGTCAAGTTATAAATTTAAAATATTTATGTTAAAGCAATACTACTTTACAGGCTCCAATTAACTTAAACGGTTATTGGATTTTTAAAACTAACTGAATTACTAAAACTATGCAATTACGAGAATATCAAAATTCTTTTGTAAATGACTTAGCAAAAAAACTTTTTACAGGATCAAGAAAAATAGTAGGGCAGATGGCTACAGGCGGTGGCAAAACAATTGTATTTGCCGCTATTAGTAACCGTTATATCCAAAAATCCGATAAGAATGTTTTAATACTAGTCCATCGAAAAGAATTACTAAAACAAACAAGAAAAACGCTTTACAACGCATTTAATATAGAATGTCACCCAATTGTAGCAGGTAGTAAATTTGTTCCTAAAGCACGGGTATATGTTGGGATGATTGAAACTGTATTTAGGCGGCTTGATAAAATAAAAGATATTGGGTTAGTTATAATAGATGAATCCCATATTGCATCTTTTAATAAAATGCACGAAAAATTTTTACAGGAATATATCATTGGCTTTACTGCTACTCCTTTAAGTTCCAGTAGAAAAAGCCCTATGAATATGTTTTATGAAGATGTTGTTTGCTGTATAGATATCCCTGAGTTAATATCGGGTGGCTTTCTTTGTCAAAATATAACTTACGCACCTAAAGAAACAGTAGATAGGCTAACACTAACGGTTAAGGGTAACGATTTTGATGAACAAAAAATGTCCGTTGCTTTTTCTAAGCCTAAATACATTAACAATACCGTTACCGGGTATGAGCGATGGGCTAAAGGAACAAAAACAATAATTTTCAATGTAAATATAGATCATAGTATAGAAGTATGTAAAGCTTTTGTGGATGCCGGATATAATTGCAAACACCTTGATAGCGAAAATGCAACAGATAGGCAAAGAGATCAGATACTACATTGGTTTTCCACCACGCCGGACGCTATACTTTGCAATGTTGGTATTGCTACGGTTGGATTCGACGAGCCTACCATCGAAACAGTTATAGTTAACAAAGCCACTCAGTCAATGCCTCTATGGCTTCAAATGTGCGGCAGAGGTTCCCGGGTTACTCCATTTAAAAGCATGTTTACTGTTATTGATATGGGTGGCAATGCCATTACGCATGGCGATTGGAATCAAAGCCGAGACTGGAATGAAATATTTTTAAACCCACCTAAGCCCGGCGAATCCGGCGTCGCCCCGGTAAAGAGCTGCCCTCAATGCGAAAGCATTGTATCTGCCAGCGTTAAAATATGTAACTATTGCGGCTACATTTACCCTAAAAAAGATGTTACTGTAGAACAAGAATTAAGCGAATTCACAATGGTAACGAAAAATATAGATGTAGATAAAATTATACAAGAAAATAACGATAAAAAAATCTACTATACATTCTTTCAAATAGGAAAAGATTTAGCCTTACATGCTAAAAATACAGTTGTTAGTATGTCAGACGAAAACGCTAATTTCATTTTCCAAAAATACGGCGAACTAGCAAAAATTTGGACTAAAGCAAATAATAAAAGATACAATAAGTGGCATCAAGATACAGCGAAAAAACATTTATATAACGAACTGCAAAAATATTTCCCCCAATGGCAACCAGTACCCCAATTAGCATCTATGACAGAGTAAGTAATATTAAATCAAAAAAAACAATTCCATTTGATTTGTTTTTGGAGGCCGTAAGAGATGGAACATGGCAGGATATAGTATTGCCATTAAGAGCGCTTAAAGATAAGGAAGAAAGAGAGGCAGCAAAAAAGAAAGCGCCTAGCGTAACCATATCCGGAAAATTTAATGAGCGAACGGATAATAATATAGAAACGCATAGCGGATTTATTGGAATAGATATCGACAATGTCGATGATATAAATAATTTAAAAGAAATAGTTTGCTGTGATAAATATGTTGTTTCTGCTTTTACCTCCATTTCCGGGCGTGGCCTTTGCTTAATATTTAAGATTAACCCTGATCGACACAGGGAAGCTTTTCAGGGCATAAGCGAATATCTTTATAGTAACTATAAGTTAATTTGCGATCCTACCAGCATTAACATTTCCCGTGCAAGGTTTGTAAGCTATGATCCTGAAATATACATCGCTGCACAGTATGAAAAATTTGCTAAGTACCCTAAAAATAAGCCACCTAAAAAAATAGATAAGTCTATTTACTCTAAAGATGATTTTGGGCAAATACTTGAACAGGTAGTATCCCGGCGTTTAAATGTTTGCGAAAATTATCATGAATGGTTACGTATAGCATTTGCCTTTGTTCATCAATTTAATGAATCTGGAAGGGAATATTTTCATATAGTATCTCAGTATAGCTCAAAGTACGATAGCAATATTTGCGATAAACAGTACACGGCCTGTTTGAAACATAAAGGAAGCAATTATACAACTATATCCACATTCTATTATTACTGTAAGCAAGCCGGGATAAGTTTATATACAGAGCGGACAAGAAAAATTGCTTACAGTACTTCTAATGGTAAAAAAGCCGGGCTAAATGAAAAGCAAATAGCGGAAAATTTAAAAAAGTTTGAAGATATAGAAGACGCAGAGGATGTAATAAATCAAGTATTTGTTAATAACATAGAGCTTAACGAAGATACTTTATTAGATCAGTTAGAATTATGGGTACGACAAAATTATAACCTTCAGCGTAATGCCATTACCCGGTACATCGAAAACAACGGTAAGCCTTTGAAAGTTGTAGAGTTTAATTCAATATTCATAAAAGCAAAAAAGATATTCGACAAGCTTACCTACGAATTAATGGATAGGTTAATTAATAGCGATTTTATTCCTGAGTACAATCCGTTTTTAATGTTCATTGAACAAAATATAGACCAGACCAGCACGGGCCACATAGACGCTTTATTCAGTACGGTTAAAACCAACGATGATGCTTTTCTATTATACTTTGCTAAAAAATGGGTGGTAGGCATTATTAGTGCCATACACGGCGAACACAGCCCCTTATTGCTGGTATTGAGCGGAGATAAGCAAGGAACGGGTAAAACGGAATTTTACCGCCGTTTCCTGCCCGTAGACCTAAAGCCTTACTATGCAGAAAGCAAGCTAGACGCTGGGAAAGATGATGAAATTCTAATGACTCAAAAGCTACTCATTATGGATGATGAAATGGGCGGCAAAAGTAAAAAGGAAAATAAACGCCTGAAGGACTTAACCAGTAAGCAGACTTTTAGCCTCAGGGAGCCATACGGGCGTAATAATGTGGATTTAAACCGTATAGCTGTGCTTTGCGGAACTACTAATGATAATGAAATTCTTAACGATCCTACGGGCAACAGGCGTATAATACCTATTCATGTTAACAGCATTGATTATAAGGTGGGCAATAAAATAGACCGTACAGCCGTTTTTATGGAAGCCTACCACCTGTACAAAGCCGGGTTTAACTGGCAGCTTACCAGCGAAGACGTGGAATACCTCAAAAAAGATAAAGCCAGTTTTGAAGTAACCAATTTAGAGGCAGAGCTTATACAAAAGTATTTTGAAATTCCAGACGAAGGGTTTGGCGAAAAATTAACCGCATCTGAAATAAAAGTGATAATTGAAGATCTTACCCACCAAAAGCTAATTTTAGACAAAATTGGTAAGGAATTAAAACGCCTGGGATACGAACAAAAACACGTTAAATTCAATGGTTCTACACGCCGGGTTTATTGTGTGGCAAAAGTGAGCTTTTTTGATGGAAAACCCGGGTTTACACCTAATACAAAAAATAGCCAAACTGATGAGGACGACGACTTGCCATTTTAAAAAGTTTACACCGGGTTTACATCTCATTTTTTTGGGGTGTAAACCGATAAAAACCTTGATGGTCTTAGCTTTTACTATAGGGTTTACAGGTTTACACCACTTTTTACTTATAAGGTATAAATATATAATAAAAAGACCCCGGGTAGGGGTATATACCCCGATATACCCCTAGTCACAGGTTTTTTTTTATTATTTTAGGAACTAATTAGAATAACGTTTTTTCGGTGTATACCTGTAAACCAGCTATAAAATGATCTACTATAAGGAAGCAAGAAAACTGCTATATTTTATGCCAATTATGGGTGCTGAAATGTTTAGTATCGAAGAGGGTAAAAAAATAAGAAAAGTACTTTATCGGATATGTACATCCGATAAACAATTTAAAACCAAAAAAGAAGGCCAAAAACTGAAAATATGGAGAACGAGATAGAAAAAGTAGAATTAGCCATGCAAGCCGATTGCTTCCAATGGCATTGGAATACATATCCGCATTTAAGAAAGACATTGTTTCATGTGAACGGTAAAGCTAAGAATGCTATTGAGGGCAGTAAGTTCAAAGCTATTGGAGTAGTTAAAGGTATTAGCGATTTCATACTTATATTGCCTCAAGAAACTGTTTATATTGAATTGAAAACAAATATAGGAAAACAAAGCTCAGACCAAAAGTTATTTCAGGCCCAAGTTGAAGACTCATGCCAGCGTTATTTTTTAGTTCGTAGCTTTGAAGAGTTTAAATCATTAATAAATAAATTGTATGGGAGCGCCAAAGGGAAATAATTTTTGGGAAATAAGATCAAAGCATGGTAGGAGTAAATTATTCAAATCTCCTAAATTGATGTGGGATGCTGCATGTGAGTACTTTCAATGGGCAAAGGATAATCCGTGGTACAGATCAGATATAAAAGGTAAATTTAATGAAGAAGTAGAAATACCAATTGAAAGACCTTTAACTTTAAAAGCATTGTGTTTATATCTTGACTGTAACGAGGCTTATTTTAGAACTTTTAAGTCTCAGCTACCAAAAGGGGAAAAAGGTTTTAACACGGTCATCAAGAATATTGAAGATACTATCTATACTCAAAAGTTTGAAGGTGCAGCGGTTGGCTTGTACAATTCAAACATTATTGCCCGTGATTTAGGGTTAACAGAAAAGACGATATCTGAGAATATCAATTACAATACCGATATAACTAAGGAGGAAGCAAAAGCGATATCGGATGCTTTGGAAGATGAAGTTTAAAAAATATAAAATATGATAAACGAAAACAATTTTAAACATGGGGATGTTGTTTTAGTTCCCAATGTAGATGTAAGTAATGGATCAGAAAATCTAGTATGTGAATTAATACAAGATGTGAATGGGTATTTTCACGCTTATGTTATTGAAGGAGATCATAAGTATAGAAAGCTTAAATGCTTTGATATAAACATGGATGGTATACGTCTATTTTAATAATAAAATATAATTACATATATTTGTAACTCATAGATAAGTTTAGGAAATTAGACGGGCCTGTTATTCTTAACGGGCCTCTTTTATTTTTAAGATGTGGATAACTTCTATCAAATAAGCTTGATAAGTGTATCAAGTTGCTATACCTTTGTTTTAACAAAAAAAGAAATTATGAACACACATTACATTTACATCGGATCTACTGGAACAGGAAAAACAGAGATGCGTTATTGGAAAACAAATAACGGAAAATTTTATTTAGATGTTAACCCTAATAACGCTTTAATTCCCGGCGACGATTTGTTCCCTATTTTAGAAAATGAATTACCCAATGAATTAAAAATCGTTAACCGTATTCCGACTATAGTTACAGGCAAAAAGGTTAGCAATTACAATTACTCTCAATATAAAAGATTATGAGACCTTATACTGTAAAATTTAGACAATATAAAAAAGATAAAGTAGAAACAAAAGTTATTGATGCTTTAAATATGCTTCAGGCATTGCAAGCCCTTGAAGAGGTATTTCCTTATTGCGATGTTATTTATTGTGATAATTATAGTTATTATTCATTAGAAAATCAATTAGCAGAAATTCAACCATAATGAAATAAGCCAAACGCCTTATTATTTTATTAACCTTTAACTTTACCGTTAAAGGTTTTTTTATGACTGATATGAAGGTGGTCAAAGTTGCCAAATACAAATGCTTAAAAAATTTATTATTCCATACTAGATATTTTTTCAAAAAGCATCAAAATAAAAAATTCGTGATAGGTGAACATCACGAAATAATATGTAATGCTTTAGAAAAAGTATTGCGTGGTGAAATTAAAAGGCTCATTATTAATATAGCACCCCGGTATGGTAAAACAGAGCTTGCAGTTAAATCGCTAATATCGCATGGGCTTGCATTAAATCCGGCTGCAAAATTTATTCATTTATCATATAGTGATACATTAGCCCTTGATAATAGTGAGAGCGTAAAAGATTTAGTGCAGTCCGCAGAGTATCAACAATTATTCCCTGAAGTACAGGTTAAAAAAGATTCAAAAGCAAAGGATAAATGGTATACTACAGCGGGTGGCGGTGTACTTGCAAGATCAGCATCTGGTCAAGTTACGGGCTTTGGGGCCGGGCAGGTTGACGACCCGGATAAAGAATTGGAGATACAGGATTTAGAGGACTTTATGCCCAATGCAGGTAAAGAACTTTTTGGCGGAGCCATAATAATTGATGATCCTATCAAGCCTGAGGACGCCGATAGCGATGTGCAAAGGGAAAAAGTAAATCAGCGTTACGATAGTACTATCAAAAATAGGGTTAACAGCCGTAACACTCCTATTATTGTTATCATGCAACGGTTGCACCCTCAGGATTTAGCAGGCTATTTGCAGCGTGAAGAAGAAGAGGATAAGTGGACGGTTATCAGTTTGCCGTGTATCAAAGAGGACGGCACGGCCCTTTGGCCTTTTAAGCATACCATCGAAGAGCTGAAGAAAATGGAAAAGGCAAACGATATAATATTCCATAGGCAGTACATGCAAAATGCTAAACCTAAACATGGTTTATTATTTCCAAAAGAAGATCTTAATTTTTATAAACATGTTCACGATGAAATGGAAGACCCGGACTTTATTTATATGCCTGTAGATCCTGCTAATCTGGGAGGCGATGACTTTGCGGGAATTATTTGCAAACTTATAGGAAAGAAGATTTTCGTTACCGATGTTCTTTATAATACTGAAGGATCAGATATAAACGAAAAGGCCGTGGTTAACATGATATTACGGGAACGGGTAAACGCCGCAGGCATTGAGGGCGTTTTTGGCTGGGCAGAGACCGTAAATAGGATAAGAGCAGAGTTAGAGGAAAAAGAATACGAAGGCGAAGTTCGATCATTAAGGCCACGCACATCAAAGCATAGTCGTATACTTTCACGATCAGCTTTTATAAGGAATCATTTTTATTTTAGAGATGATTATAATGATTTTCCCGAGTACCGTAAGTTTATGCAAAACCTTACTTCTTATCTTAGGATACAAGCTCCCGGCTTAACGAATAAACATGATGAAGCTCCCGACGTTTGCGAAATGGGTGCTAGTTATTTTGAAAGAAATTTTGCACATCTCGGATGGTAATGTATATTTGTGGTCTTCAAGGTAATCATAGAATGTTTTTTAATGTGGTAAAAAACCGGATGCAAATTCCGGTTTTTTTTATTTTATATAACAAAAAGCATTATTATTGCATAATAATTATAATATATGGCGTTCTGGCCTTTTACCAAAAAAGCTGCAGCCGTAGTAGAAACTAGAGATATAGATATTCCGGACAAAGTGTTTATTGAGAAAGAAAAAGATAATTACGAATGGTCTTTAGAAGAACCGCACCATTACAAACAAAGAATCAATGAGCTGCTTTATGGGTTTTATTCCCACCAGAATTTTATAGAACTGTTTTACTCGCTGCCTGAGATATTTGCCCCTGTGCACGAAATTGCAAAGAGGGTGGCTGATGCACAATGGGAACTTAGAAAAGATTGGAATGATGAAGTTGATTATAATGATGAAACTTTTAATAAATTATTTAGCCAACCTAACCCACTCGTATCCTTTAAAGATCATGTTTACCAAGCTGTCTGCTATGAGATTTTAACCGGAAAGCAATTATGGTTTTTCAATAAACCATCTGCATTACCAGACGAATATAAATCAATAGTTGCATGGTGGAACTTACCAGCCCACCTAGTAACCGCTGAGGTCGTAAAAGGAAAAGATCCATATACGGCTACAACAATAAGCGATTTTGTTAAGTACTGGAAAAAAGGCACACGAACATTTGATACTGATCGTGTTTTGCCTATCTGCAATTTGAATTTATCCACAGGAACGAATATTAATGATGTTAAATCTTTATTGTTGGGCGCTGAAAAGGCAATCAAAAACTTAATACCTGTTTACGAAGCAAGAGGCGTTATTTATATTAAGCGTGGAGCTATGGGATTTTTAGTTAGCAATAAAAAAGATGATAGCGGAATGGTGGCTTTAACCAAAAAGGAAAAGCAAGAGCTGAATAACGATGTTGATCGTAACTACGGCTTAACTAATGGTAAAAGCACAATAGGTGTGACCAACCAGCCTGTATCTTTCGTTAAAACAAGCATGAGTATATCAGAAATGCAGCCATTCGATGAAACGCTAGCCGATGCCAATGCTATTTATAAAGTTCTTCGAGTACCAAAACATTTAGTTCCATCAAAAGATAATAGCACGTTCGCCAATGCGGACGCTGATATGAAAGCTTTCTATACAGATGTAATAATTCCGTGGGCTAGCAGATACGCTGAAATGTGGACAAGCTATATGAAGCTTAAAGATTTTCGCAGGTATATTAAAGCTGATTATTCTCACATAAGTTTTTTGCAAGTAAATAGAAAAGAAAAAGCGGACGTAGATAAAACTTATGGTGACGTATGGAAAGTTCGCTGGGAGGCGGGAACGTGCAGCCTTAACGAATGGATCACGGCCAACGATGGAACTAAAGGAGTAGGCCCGCTATTTGATAAAAAGCTATTTGAGATGACCCCTGAAGAACTAGATATGATAAAACTGTTTATAAATTTAAAATCCAATGCCAACACTCAAAACGAAGATACAGGAACTAAAAAGGAGAGCGGCCCCGATAAATTATAGTACTATTTCTGTAAATGAAAATGGAGCTTTAGAAGTTACAGAGGATAGGGTTATAAAGGGATACCTTATCAAGTGGGGTAATAAAAATCATTATAACGAAAAAGTTATAAAAGGCGCTTGTGCAAAATCTATTAAAGAAAGAGGGCCGGGCAGTACTGCAAAATACAAAATCACTTTTTTATGGCAGCATGATCAGCACGACCCTTTGGCTTTATTCGCAAAACTAAAAGAGGATGATTATGGCTTGTACTTTGAAACTGAGCCGCTGGACGATGTGCCTAATGCCGATAGGTGCATTAAGCAAATTAAAAGTGGGACATTAAATCAATTCAGTATAGGCTTTGATTATATATGGGATAAAATTGAATGGGATGAAAAAGATGATTGCCTTATGCTTTTAGAAATTGATTTATTTGAGGGCAGCGTCGTTACTATTGGAGCCGATAGCGGCACTTATGCCGTTAGGTCGTTAGATCAGTTAGAAGACCTTCACGATGATATAGAAGATTTTATAAATATACTACCACGTAAAGACAGACTACAAGCCCGTAAATTATTTGCACTACAAAAATCACTTATTGATATTGAGCCGCTTGAGCAACGCAAAATAGCACTCAAAAATGAAAATAAGCCGACAGAGAAAGCCGTAAATAATATTGATTACAATTATTTACTAAAAAATTATTAAAACAAATGAAAAAAGAAAACTTAAAGTTTCGTTCTCTACCCAAAATAAGTAGCAGACGATTTAGGGCGCTCGATGGGCAATTCAGATCTACGGCTTACAAAACCGATGGCGATGGCGGCGGAGATGATGAAGGCGAAGAGAAAGAAAAGAAAGCGTTTTTGGATAAAATTAAAGGCGAAGTAAAAACCGAAATCGAAAGACGTGGCTATCAAAACGCCGATGCTATTAACGGTCTTTTAGATACCAAATTAAAGGATATCAATTTGGATGGATTGAGAAACTTTGATACGGTAAAACTAAATAAAACCTTAACAGATCTTGCAGCTGAACAAGAAAAAATAAAAGCCAATGGTACAGGTGGAGAGCAAAAAAGGGTTAATCCTTTGAAAGCTTTCTTGAATGAAAATGCTGATAAGATAGATTTGGCGTTACGTTCTAAAGATAAAAATCAGGAAATTAAATTTAACATTCGTGCGGCGGCTGTAATGACCACCGATAACACGTTGGATGAAAATAACTACCCTGAAGAAATGATTGAAAGTATGTCTATGGCGGAGTTCGTGCCTAAAAGACAAGGCACTCAGTATATATACGATATTGCCGATAGAACTATAGTTGCTGAAATTGATCAATATAAAACATGGTTAGAGGAAGGAGACGAACAGGGCGCTTTTGCCATTGTTGCTGAAGGTGGTTTAAAACCATTGGTAAGTACTTCTTTGGTAAGAAATTACGCTGAGGCTCAGAAAATAGCAGGTAAGTATGTTATTACTGAAGAGTTCGCAAAGTGGAGGAAAAACGCATTTAATATTATCAAGCGTTTGATTCAAGATAAACTGTACAGAGATTATGCAGCCATTTTAACAACTGATTTAAATGCCGCCGCCGTAGCTTATACAGGTACTATACTTGATAACCTTATCGTGGCTCCAAATGATTACGATGTAATAGGAGCTGCAGCGGCCCAAATTGAGGCATTAAATTTCTCTCCCGATATTTTGATTTTAAACCCTCAGGATAAATGGAGAATTGTATTGCAGAAAGATTTACAAGGGGCTTATTATACTACTATTCCTGTTAACCAAAATGGCAATACAGTAATGATGGGCTTTAAGGTAATAACAAGCACATATCAAACGGCTGGCACTTTTACATTAGGTGAAAGTCTTTTATTTAAAATAGAAGAAGAGCCCGTTACAATTCGTATCGGTTACGGTATAACAGTAACAGGAGCTAATCCAGTTACTCAGGTTGTTAGTGATTTTGATAATAACCAACAAAGGATTATTGTTGAAACTTATTTTAACAACTGGATTGCAACAAACCATACCGGATCTTTCGTTAGGGATACTTTCAATAACGTTAAAGCCGCATTATTAAAACCATAATTTAAAACCATAATTTAAGATGCAAGAAATAAAGCACACAACAAAAAATACCGTAAAAAGAGCGGGCTCCGTTCTTCCAAAAGAAGATACGGTAATTTATTCAACTGATGCAATATCTAGTATAATGCCAGTTGGTAGCGAAATGACCGTTCATGCCGAATTGGCTAAAAAGCTAATTGCATCCGGTAAAGCTACAACTAACAGGCCAGCCCCGGTAGTGGCTGATTTAAAACCAAAAGATAAAGAAAAGGAGGGAAACACAAAATGAGAAAATTAATATCAATGGTGGTTGCATTGCTAACATTTGCAATAGGCCATTCACAAACAGCAATGACTAACCCAAACGGGTTAGTTCTAGATACGGTAACTAACAGCACAGCCAAAGGGTGTGTGTTGCAAGTTAAGGGGTATCAAACAACAGTTTCTTTAGTAGTGCCAATTATTAAAATAAGCGGCACGATTGCGGGCGTTATTTACTATCAAGGAAGTAACGACGGTGTTAAGTATGGTAATATTGGTGTAGACTCTCTTACGGATGCTACTAATACTTATACTTATGATGAATCTCCGAAAAGATACTTGTATTACAAAGCACTTGTGTCCCCTTCAGGAACATCATCGCTATCGTTTAGAGGTACATTGTACGCAACAAAACCTAATTAATAAAAAATGATTATTGATACATCTTTCTTTGTTGGTGAGTTAGATATCCCAACCAATAACGCCAATGTAGAACCTGCTTTAACGGCTTTCATTGTAAAGTACGAAAAGCAGTTTCTAATTGGCTTGTTGGGGTATGAGTTGTATTTATTATTCAAAAATGCTATTTCGGTTGATCCTATAGTCGATCCGATTTATTTAAAGCTTTTGCATGGAGACACATATCAATACAAAGATGTTGTGTATTTCTGGGAGGGTTTTAAAGAGATTATTGTCGCACCAGATGCACAAGCTGACCCGCCTGTGGTTGGAAAGTATAGAAGTATAATAACCAACTACGTTTATTATTGGTGGATCAGGAATCAGGAAACAAAGAATACAGGCATAGGCGTTGTTTCTACGAAGTCCGAAAACGCCGTTAAGGTTAGCGGTGCTGCTAAAGCGGTTAGAGCTATGTCGGAACTAAGGACGGCAATGCACAGTTTTATTTTGTACATGAAGTATAATAATGGAGTGTATGAAAAATTTAATGAACGTGTTGCCATTAAGTTTATATGCGATAATATCACCGGAATAAATGAAATGAATTTATGACAACTCAATTTATACCAGATGTTTTTGAGGGGCTTATGCCCGCAATAATAGCAAAAGTAGGCTTTCCGGTTTATTTTGATTTTGGGCATTATAGGGAGATCGTAAGGAATCAAACTATGAAGCAAGCCAACCCAACTAAACCAGATAGATATCCTTTGTTATGGCTGGTAATGGATATAAAAGAAGAGCATGGAAAATATGCCGGTATTTATGCAGATAGCCCATTTGAAATAATTATTGCAATGGATACCACTGTGGATAGAACAATGCAACAAAGAAGGGATGAAGTTTTTATTCCAATACTATATCCCATATATGCCGCTTTGATACAGGCTATTTTGGACACGCCTAAAATAGTTACACTAGGAACTGATTTAAGGCATACAAAAACAGACAGGCCATATTGGGGCGGACAGGATGGTTACGGTAATGGAGAGATGAACTTATTTAATGATTATATTGATGCTCTGCAAATAAAATTGCCAGAGTTGAAAATAAAAGATACTTGTAATCAATTTAAAAAACTTAAAAAAATTTAATATTATGCCATCTTTATCACTTTGCGCCTCAAGCGTAGCTAATACAGGCCCTATCCTTTGCGATGTGGCGCCGGGTATAGCAAAGAAGATTTTTATTTGGAACGATAGCGTCGATATAGTTGACGTTACGGGCGATTTATTTCAACCATATTTTGAAGAGGCATCTAAATTGCCAAAAGCAGATGCAGGAAAATTATTTGTTTTCCCTGAGCATGAAGATGTAGTAGATGCAAGTGAAGCCAACGTAGAAGGAACGCTTAATCAAGGTCTTAAAATGATTATTCGTGAAGGTAAGCCAGTGTATACACTAAAAGTATTAGCTGGTCAATCTTTAGTGCCATTGTTAAGAAAATTTAATAATCAAAATTTAAGAGTTTTGGTTTTAGATAGTAACAATCGTATTTGGGGCGTTAAACAGGGTACTAAATTTGTAGGTGCACAGGCCAGCATTTTTGTTAGCGGATTGAAATTTGCTACAGGGCAAAATATTGAAGAAAGAGTAGTAACAATTACTTTGTCTTTCTTGTCTGCTTCAGAGGTAAACGATTCAGCGACATTTGGCGAAGTTGATACAATAGCTGGTATTGTTGGTTTGATAGATGTTGACTTAGTAGAAACAGCGGCGCACGCTGCAAATGTTTGGCATATTGGTGGGCAAATTCCTACGGCTGAAATAGGAGAGGTTATAAATGTAGCTGATACATTCTCAGCGGAATTAGCAGACGATTTATTATGGATTGCTAAAACAGGTGCGCCGGGTTATGCTACAACATTAGCTATAGACTCAGTAGCGGAAGATTTAGTTAATGGAGGTTGGACGGTAACATTTGAGCCTGTAGCTTATGCAGCGTTGGCAGGTGGTACTAAAATCAAATTGTACTGGACTACGCCTGCTTTATTAGAAGCCGCAGGTATCGACGGTTTGGAATCTAATTTTATCATTTTAACTAAATAATTTTTATGAAGTATATCAATAAAAGATTAAGTGTTACTGTAGGTTTTAGTGAAAACAACAGTAAAAAAACAGAGGCTCAGTTTATTAAAGCCAATGAGCATTTGGGTTTTTCGGATGATGAATTAAAAGAGGCTTACGGATTGGTAAAGCAATCAAAAGAGCCAGTAGTTACAGAAAAGCAAATTGCCGAATCTAAATCTACAAAAAATCCATAAAAACAAAGGGCGGTGAAAATCCGCCCTTATTTTAACTATGTCATCTTTATTTGAATTAAGAAAAAGATTTGAAAGTTTAAATATAAATGAGCTTGCTCGTGAAGCTGTGGAAGAAACGAAGCAAGAAATAATAAGCTTGCAAAGAGATCAAATGTTGCATGGTTTAAAAAAAGATGGAAGTAAAATCGGAAAATACAAAGATGATAAATACGCAGCTAAAAAGTTTTCAAAGAATCCTTTGGCTGGATTTGGAAATGTAGATTTGAAATTAGAAAACGATTTTCAAAATGATATATTTGTTGATGTTAGGGTAAATACTTTAGTTATCGATTCGGCGGATGAAAAAACACCCAAATTAATAGATGATTATGGCGATCCGTTTGGCTTAGAGAAAGAGCGTTTAGATAAATATAATTCAATATCTCAAAAAGTTTTGAATAAAAAAATAATAAACAAAGTAACAAGAAAATGATAGGAGGTTGTGAAGGTTGTTTTCAAGATGCTAAAGGGCAGCAATTATTAAAGGCGAAAGCTATACAAGAAGCAATAAAAAATTCAAATGGGCAAACAATGGCCATATATAAAGAAGGATTTGAATGGTACTACTGCACCGCAGAGCAAGCCAGAGCCAACGGTTTTGGGCACGCCGAATTTATATCGAAAAATAAATAAAATACCATTTGATAAATTCGAGGATTGTTATGTTGATAACGATTTGTCTTCTTTAATTATATCGGGAACTCCAACCCAACAAGAACTGCAAGAATGTTGGGACGTAATGCACGAAGATTACATTTACGCCATAGGAGATAGTGAGCAAAAATTATACTTGCGCTTATACAAAGAGGTTAGCGAATTAACAACTAGAATACATTTAATTAGAAGGATAATTGAAGTTTTATATAATTACCGGGTAAAAAAAATGGAAGACATTTTAAATAAAGAACTAAAATCATCTTTTAAATTCGACTCTTCTAAGCCTGAAGAATATGATAAATTACTTCAAAAAGCATATAGTAAAAGTAAATCGTTAATAATTCAATATGATCTAAAAAATATACAATTAAAAGCTATTGAAAAAGGACAAGAAAAAAACGGCGGGCAAAAGCCTACCCGTGAATATTTTAGTGGCATTATTAATGTAATGAGAATTGTACATAAATGCCCAATAGATAAAAAAGTAATTACTGCATTTGAATACATCGATTTAGTAAGATTAACAAATAAAATGAATAGCAAATAATGGAAGATGTATTAGACCACTACGTAAATCGGGAGGGCGCAAAAGAAGATACAGCCTTTATATTAGGTGAGCTTAATCAGGTTTACGAGTCTATAAAAAAAGTTCGTGATACAAAATTAACATTGGGCGATGCCTCTGGTTTTCGTGCGACGGTTAATGCCGCTAAGGATGCGGCTAAGGCAATAGAGGAACTTACCAAAGCAGAGGATAGGCTTACAAGGGCGCAGGAATCCAGCGAAAAAGCAGCACAGGCCAAATTAAAAACGCAGCTATTACAGACTAAAGCCGACGCTGAAGTTGTTAAACAAATAGAAGCTGAAGAAAAAGCAGAGCAAGCCAGCATCAAAACAAAAAAATTAAAAACTGCTGAAATAGCACGTCAAATAAAAGAACAGAAAAAATTAAATTCAACTCAAACAGAAATAGTTCCCGGCGATTTAGGTAGTATTAAAGATACGACGGCTGCAATAAGCGATCAAAGCGATACATTAAATGATTATAATAGGGCGCAAGCAGAGGCGGCAAATGCAAACGTAGCGTTTGGCGGGTATCAGAGGAATGTAAAAGATGCTGTAGCGGAAACTGAAGAATCTATATCAAGAACTTCTTTAGCCTATGATAAATATACAGGTCATTTAGAAGATAACCTTTCTGTTATAGCTCAAAACAACGTTGCTTTAAAAAGTAATAAAGCATCTCAACGGGAAATAAACACAGCTATTGCGGAATCTGGAAGAGTAACTGAAAAGCAAATATCTAAACTTACAGCGTTACGGCAAGAAGAAATTTTTTTAACCGCAGAAAATAAAAAACTATCTGCAATTACTGAATTGCAAGTAAAAGAGTTTAATTCAGTAACCGGGTCAATTGAAAAAGCAAGGGCGCAGGTACAGTTATTGACGCTTTCCTATGCTGAATTGTCGGCTACTGAAAAAGCATCGCCATTTGGTGTAGGTTTAAAGGCTGATTTAAAAGAAACTACCAAAGGTTTACAGGGATTAGAGAAACAAGCAGATGTAACAGGAAAAAGAAGCAGCGGCGTATTAGGTAAGGCATTTGGCGGGCTTAGGCAAATTGCACAGATATTGCCCGGCATTGGTATTGCTGGTTTGCTTGCTTTTGCTATTGATCCTATAGTTGCTTTTATAACTAAAGTAAAAGAGCTTACGGGTAATGCCAAAATACTAGATGACCTTTTTAAAGATGCTTCCAAAAGTGCATCTGAAGAAATATCTAAACTTGATATTTTAAAAACAAAGTTGAATGACACTAATATATCAAGAAAAGAAAGAATAATAATTGCTAAAGAATATAATAAAGTAGCAGAGGAAACAAACAAAATAAATTTAAATGAAATAGACAATTTAGGTTTATTAAATATACAAATTGAAAAACAAATTGGATTAGTTAAGCAGCAAGCATTGGCAAAAGCTGCCCAAGCACAAATTGCCATACAAGCTCAGAAATTATTAGAGGCTGAATTTAAATTTAGTCAAGCAATTGAAACAGCCGGATTAAGCGAATCCGATGTTAGGGCTTCTATTGCACAGGGCGTAAAGGAAAGCAGTAAAATAAGAGATAATATAAATACAAGTCTCGACGGTTTTAATAAAAAGGTTTTTATAAATAAAAATTTCGATACGCAGCTTCAGGGTGTAAAAAGAGTTGGCAAGGAATTGGAAGTATTGTTAACACGTAAAGAATCTGAAGCATTCCAATTAGATAGAGTTATCAAATTGTTGCTTCCTTCTATAACTACAGATGGATTAAAAACAAAAGATAAAGAAGAAAAAAACACTAAAGCTCAGAATGTTAAAGACAATACCGCAGAGGAAATATTAAAAGCGCAATTTGAGGTTAATAAAGCAAGGTTGCAAAATGAATTAGATACTAATAAAGCTATAGTTGAAAATGAGCTTAGTACATTTCAAGAAAGATTAAATGCTCAGCAAAAATTTTCAGAGGCGACTTTAGAATTGATAGAATTAGAAAGAAAATTTGCAATAGATAGCGAAGGCTTAAAATTAAAATCATTAAATGAAAGTTTAGAAAAACAGAAAAAAGAAAAAGGGGCTAATGTATCAAAAATAAATGAACAACAGGAAAAAGAAAAGGTTGCAAGTGTTGAAAGGTTAAAGGCTATAGATGCAAAATTTGATACCGATAGGTTATCCGCAGCAATAAAAATAAGCAATGATTTTTCTAAAATATTTGATGAAGAATTTGAAAAGACTAAAAAGCGTCAAAAAGAAGAATTAGAATCGTTTAGAAAACTACAAGAATATAAAAGAAAATTAGTTGCTGATAAAATTGATTTAAAATCAAATGAAGATGAATTAACTGAAAACGCTAATTATGAAATAGCCCTTGCAAAATCTACAGCCGATAATAAAGAAAAAATAGAAAGGAAGCATCAAAAAGTAATAGCGGATATAAAAGATACTGCAAGATTATCTCAATTAATAAATGAAGAGCGAACGCTTGACGCTCAAAGAAAACTACTTGTTGCTTTTGGATTCGATACCGCAAGTGTTGATAAATTAATTAGCGATAACCAATTAGCGCAATCAAATATAAGAATAGGTATTACAAAAAGAGAGCAAGCGGAAAAGGATAAAATAAGAGACGAGGCTTTAGATAAAGTATTGTTATATGAAAAAGAAGCAACAGATTTAATCGCTACAATTGTTAATGCTCAAAATACCAAACAGAAAAATGCTATACAGGATGAAATAGATTTAAATGAAAAAAAGAAGAATGAGAAAATAGACGCTGTAAATAAAGAATTGATATCCGATGAGGCTAAGGCAGCTAAAATAAAAATTATAGAATCCTCCGCTCAGGCAAACAGGGAAAGGTTAGAATTGAGGCAAAGAAAACTAGATCAAGAAAGGGCCAGGTTTGAAAAGAATTTAGGCATAATGCAGATTTTGTTACAAATAGGTATTGCATTAGCAAAACAGCAATACCAAGCCGCAGCGTTGGCAGGTGTGGCTTTAATTAAGGCTATTGCTACCCCTATACCAAAATTTGGTTTAGGTAAGAGTAAAAGCAATAAATACAGCGGGCTTGCTGAAGTAGATGAAGCGGGAAAAACGGAGATTATTTACCGGGCAAAAACCAAAAGCTTAGAAATGGCGAAAGGTGCACCTAAATCACGTTTAACATTTTTGGATAGGGACGATATAGTTTGGCCTTCAGCGGATGCGATGCTGGCTTCTACTTCTATGTCTCGTTTAAATCCAATAAAAGATAATGTAGTTGAAAAAGACAACGGTATGCGTTTGCTTGCCGATGCGGTAAATAATTTGGAAATTACAACACAGTTAATTACAAAAACAGGTTGGAAAAAGCAAAACATGAAAATAGCGGAATATGCAGACTGGGTTAACAAAAATATAAGAAACTAATGGATAGATTATTTTTACCTTTTATTGCTAATGATCAGGGCAAAACACTTGAATTAGAAAATGGCGTAGTCGTGCCAAAAATAAATCCAGACCCTATAAATGAATCACCCGAGGGGTGGGAAGAAAATGTAATTCAGTTTACACGAAATACCGAATTTGTAGGCATAGTAAAAGCTTACACAACATCTTTAAAATTCTTTTCAGATGCAGCAACTATATTAAGAACAATATTTTATACTAAGGGTGTAGAATTTGTATTATTTTTTATATGGCTAAAGCTAGATTTATCATTTGGCGGGGAAATGAAATACCGAGATTGGTATAAAGGAGAATTCGATTTATCAACTTTTAAAGATGGTTGGGATAGCGTACAGGTTAACATAATTGAAGGCGGATTTTACAAAGAGCTTCAGGCTAATAAAAATATACCATATCAAATAGAGTTTGACGAAGATGCCGTAAGCGTTGAAATGGATGGTATGGAACTATTCAATAAATTAAATTTTGTTCCTTCAGATGGTTTTCAATATAAAGATAATGACTGGACGGCTATATTGCCACTCACTTTACAGGAAGGTACAAATTCATCTATAGAAATAGGGAATCAAATTTTTGAATCTATAGCCAATACATTTACATACTTTCCATCATCTGAAAATTGGGCAATAAAAAATGCAAGTAGCGCAAATCAGATAGTTAAAATAACAGGCAAGGTAAGGTACACCGCAGCACAAAACGGCACATTGCCAAAATCGTTTTTTCAATTGAAATTTCAAAAAAATTCAATGGATCAAAACGATAATACTTATAGATTTATTTCTGGCAATCCAACAGCCGGGCAAATATTTGAAGTTGATTTAAATTATGAAATAACATTATTGCCAGATGAAAGATTGTTTTTAACTGGTAGGCAAAACTCTGTAAACTTTGCTTTATTTAGTGTTGAATTTTTAGAAGGCAGTGAAATTATAATTGATTTTGCAAGCACCAAGCCAGAAACTATAATTGATGCTATGCGTACTTTTGATGTTGGCAATAAACTTTGTCAAAAAATAAGCAACAATGCAAGCGTATTAAAAAGCGATTTATTAAGCGAAGATTATAATTTACTTATTACCTGTGGAGATGCTATAAGAAGCGTTCCTAATTCGGTTATAAAAACAAAGATAACCGATTGGCACAAATCAGTACATTGTGTTAAGTGTGTATCTTTTGGAGTAGAGGATAATAATGGCAGGTTAGAAAACAGAAAGTATGCTTTTTCTGAAGTAGAGATAAGCAATTTGGGTGAAGTAAAAATAGGCGAAGATTTTTTAGAGCCTGCAAATGAATACAGGTATAGCAGCATTGAAATAGGATATCCTCCAAAAGATATTGGTAGTATTAATGGTAGATACTCTTTTAATAATACATTAATTTTTAAAACTCCTAAATTAAAAGGTGGAGAAAATATATATGATGCTAAAAGTATTTATTTATCTGATCCTTATGTAATAGAATCACTTAGAATAGACACTATAGGGCAAGCCACTACAGATACCGAAAGTGATAATAGTGTATTCTTTTTAGATTGCGAAAGGGTATATGAAAATTACGTAGGCTCAATTACTTTTTCCACAGTTGATAATGTATATCAAATTACCATTAACGGAATTGGCAAGAATTTAAAAGTGGGTGTTCGCTTTAAAATACTTACCGGGCAAAACACAGGTGCTTATAAAATTATATTTGTTAAAGAAGAAGGTGGCAACACAATTATTCATGTTGCAGATTTTTTAACGGATGAAATGATTGATACTACTATAGAATTTTTGCATTATAAATTAAGAAGAAAGGCTTATGCCTCTATTGAAGGCTTACCCGCCGTTAATACTGTATTTAATATAGAATTGTCCCCTAGAAGGAATTTAGGCAACCATTTTGGCTGGCTGGCAGGTGCAATGCACAAAATGGAAGATGGGTTTTTTACTTATCAAACAACAGATAAAAACAGTGAATTAGTTACTACAGATTTAAACAATGTTGTAATTAAAGAAACAGAAAATATACCTATAGCAACATTAGGCCCTAAAATATTTTTACCTTATTATTTTAATGCAGAGGCTATCTCTCAAATAAGTTTATTGGATAAAATAAAAATTAATCCGGGCGGGTTTTTTACATTTGCATTTAACAACTATACCTTTAAAGGTTATATAGATGATATAAAATCCAATGAAGCCACATTAGAAACACAAGACTATAGACTGCTTTGCAAGGGTGATGTTAATTTAGAAAATTTAATATACAATAGATAACCAATGCCAAACTACATTGAGATTCCAACCCTTTGCCCATTAAATGTGGTTAGCGTTAACAGATCGCTATCTCCTAGTTATCATTTTAAACATTTCGACGAATGGAAAAGTAGTGAGCAAATATTGCCTTATTACAGTGCTTTTGATTATAAGCAAAAGTGGCAAAAAAACGATATAATAACACTTACGGCTAAGTCTAATTTTGGCCCCGTAAGAGTTGATATATATAATGAGTATCAAGATTTAATAGGTTCGGCAAATATGGCTGTTATCGGAGTGGTTGGAGATAATGCTTATTGGCTTTTAAATTTAAATATATCTGCATTAGATGGGTGTTATGTTATTAAAATAATAGCAGGTGAAGGAGAAGCCGAAATAGCATTAGAATCAGAGGAAATATTTATTAAAGAAGACCACCCGGGTACATTACTTTATAAATTTTGGAATAATTATAATAATACTGTTTACTGGGAGGGTGTGCCATACATGACAATAAGATTAGAGGGTGAGATAAAGCAATACGAAACGGGCGGAATTCGTCGGGTTTATATAGATCAACCAAATACATCAAAGACGGTAAGGGGTGTTTCTTCAAGGGCTTTTAAATTATTCTCTGGTAGCTCTATAGGTATGCCGGATGTTTATGCAGATAAGTTACAAGAAATTTTTGATCAGACTAATGTGGAAATAGATGGTAAAGGATTTTCTGCTTTAACAAGTGCTTCAAAACTTACTCCCGAGCGTGCAGATTTATACTCTTTTGCTGGGTGGAGCATGGATATAGCAGAGACAGTAAATAGAAGAGCTAAACGCTTTGAAAGTAGCGGTATTATTGAAAAGAAAGTAGTTATAGATTATATAGCTGTAAGTAAATTATTTGGGCCAATTAAAGGCAATGCAGAGGACACAACTTATTACATAAAAAATCTAGGATAAAATGGCGTTATCAATTAAAATAAGCAGCTTTGTATCAGCCGGGTATTTAAACCCGGTAAGTTGGAGGCTTTTTAAGGCGGGTACTAATATACTTGTAGATACCCATCTTGAAAATGGCCCGCATGGGCAGGAATATAATTTTTCTTTTATAGACAACATTGAGGATATTGTTTATACAATTAAATTTTATGAAGAAACGGGAGGCCCCGGAACTTTAATTAAGTCTCACGACATGACCATATCTACATCTACTTTGCAATTAGATGCGGATTTAGAAATTATTGTCGATGGAGGTGAGGCTTACGACCCTATAGATGGTGAAGATTCCGTTATTATACCTCAATGCAAGGATAAGGATTATTATATAATGCAAAGAGATATTGGGCAATTGTTGGAAGTTAGATCAGGCGAAATAACAAAAGATTTAGTTAATGGAGGGTTTACTTTAAATAATGGAATAAAATTTAGCTCTGGCGATGTATTTGTAATTAAATTCAGAGCCACGATAGTTGTTAACCCTCCAAATTCTCAAAGCCCTTCTATTTACAAAGCAATTATTTTTATAGATTCAGATATAACACTTACATCCGCAGATTATGGAAAGTTATTTATTGTAGATGGTTTACTTCCTGTAGTAACTATTACGTTACCAGCAATAGAAGATACCATAGAAAAAGTTCCTTTATGGATTGAAAGTGTAGGAACTGCACACAACAACGTTATAATTAAAGGTGCGCCCGCAGAAAACATTACGGCTTTAGGATCGGCTTCTAATACTTTTATTTTGGGCAAAGCAGAGCGGGCGCAAATTATGAGGGTGGGATTAAAGATGTACGGTTTCACAGATAGTAATGATATTAAAAGAGCCGGGCAGTTTGATTATGGAAATTATACTTCTATAAATAGGCTGTTAGCGGATGGTGTTGAATATACTATTGCTAATTATCCTAGAATTGCAAAAGCCTTACCTTTTATGAACACTGTTACATATACACAATTCAATGCTGTAATTGTAGTTGACGGAGATAACACTTTTGCTTACCGTGGCTTTTTTGCTGTTAGTAATGATAATTTAAAATTTAAAGTTCCTGATTTAAGAAATACATCTATCAGAGCTTTAAAATTTTTAGATAACACAGTTGATGCGCAAAGAACAACGCAAAAGTCTGGCGGGTATCAACACAATACAAATAAATCTCACGGGCATTATATGTTTGGAGGCCCCGATAATAATGGGAATCCTTACGCAGCGGGCGGGCATAGTACAGGCGGTAATTTAGGTTATGGAATTTGGGGAACGAATGGTTTGCCTAATAGCAAATTAACTGGCCCTTCAGGTGGAATAGAAGCAAGATCAAATAATATAGGCCAAATCCCTTTAGTAATTTTTTAAATAAATAAACATGAGAAAGTTTTTAGTTTTTATTTTTAGTTTTTTAAGTGTGTTTGCAAATGCACAGGTATTGCAGTTGATAAATAGTTATGGTATTGAGCCTAATAGGGTAAAGCCTAGATTGTATTTAGGAATTCCACAAGGATTAGGCAGTAATAATATTGCACAAGCAGGGTATGATACTGCCAATATTAGATACAATGTTGAAGATAGTAGTTTATATATTCAAACTGGTTCGCAATGGTTAAAAATTGGCGGGGCTGGTAGTAGTCCATTTGCTGAAAACGGTTTAACTAAAACGGGCGATATAATAGAAATGGGCGGTACATGGACAAAAAATACAACTATCACAGGGGATTATACGAAATATTTAAGCATCGATGGACTTAATGAATTTGTATTAGCAGCTAATAATATTTCTTTTAATGGAGCCGGGCAAAATTACATGTATGGCGACTGGGAGGTAGACGGGTTGCTAAAAGGATTCACGGATTTGGATATAAACGATTCGGCAATGTTTCATGGGTATGGTTTGCTTGATAAGAAATTTAACTATTCAGGAAATATACACGGCACATTTGATGGTTATAGCTTGATAGATAAAAGTTATTTCGATAGCGTTAACGCCTTAAATGCTTTTGCTTTTACAGTAGATAGAGGTATTAAGCAAGTTGGAGATATAATAAGGCTTGCAGATACTATAAATGGCGCAGCAACTAAATTTCAATATGTATACGGCAAAGGTGGGGCGATAAGGGCTGGTACTGTATCTGGTACACAATGGGATATAGGTAATATAGGCAGCTATTCCGCTGCTTTTGGAGTAGATACCAAAGCGTCCGGCTCTAGGGCTTTTGCGGCTGGCGACGGATCATTAGCATCGGGTCATTCTTCTTTTGCTATGGGCGACGCTTCTACAGCTACAGGAACATCCTCGGTGGCTTTTTCAGGTGGTACAGCAAGCAGTAGTTATAGTTTTGCTATGGGCTTAAATTCTTCAGCAAACCAAGTAGATGCAATGAGTATGGGGTCTAATACCATATCCTCTGCTTATAATTCTTTTGTTACCGGGGAATATAATTATGCAAATGCAATGAATATGTTTGTGCTGGGGCAGTATAACGATACTTCAGGTTATTATTTAAATAACCCTACATCTAAAATAACCACAAACCCTTTATTTGTTATTGGCAATGGTACAGGTGCGGGAGTAAGGTCTAATTCATTATCAATGCTTAAAGATGGAAAAACTTATTTAAAAAATATATGGTACTATACAACTGATTTGAGTGCTTCATTTACAGACAGGTCTTTAGTAGATAAAGGCTATGTAACAGGAATAGCATCTGCAAAATTATCTACTACATTAAATGATGGTAAAATATACATAGGCAGCGTCGCTAATGTTGCTACCGCCCAAACTATAACGGGAGATATATCCTTATCAAATACGGGAGTTTCGTCTATAGGGGCGGGTGTAATTGTTAATGCAGATGTAAACGCTTCAGCGGCAATAGCTGTTAGTAAATTAGCCGCTGTTACAGCTAGTAAGGTTTTAGTTTCGGATGCATCTGGCTTTATTTCTCCTTCTTCTATAACTACAACAACATTAGGGTATTTAGATGCAACATCTTCTATACAAACTCAATTTGATAATAAAGTTACAAAAGGTGGGGATGTAAGTGCTTTTTCTTTTGGAACTACGGGAGCTGGTCAGGATGTAACAGTAAAATTAGGCAACAATGATAGATGGACATTCGATGGAACTAATGGTTATTTAAGAAGGGGATCGGGTACAGCCGATTTTGGATTGCATTTATTTGGAGTAGGGCAGGGGTCGGTTATTGCTTTTGGGGATAGATTTGACGCTTCTACTCCTTATGTGGGTTTAAGAGAAAAGGGCGGCACTGATACCGATCAAATGGAAGCTTTTGGACAAAAAGGTTTTTATGTAACCACAAATACTTATGGTGGCACTTCTAAATTAACAGTACAGCAAGACGGCGATATTATACTCGGTGGTGAAACACAGGTAGCAGGTGCGGAGTTAACCATCATTGGAGATGAAGACGTATCTGGTAATTCAAATATACAAGGCAATTTAACAGCCGGGAATATAATTTTGGGGTCTGCTTCGCTTAATTTTCCAAGTACTGTAGCTGGGGCAGTATCAGATTTAACCATTACTGCTACAGGTGCAGCACTTAACGACCCTGTATTTGTAGGCGTTCCTAATGGCTCTGTAACAACAACTGCTACTTATTGGGCATGGGTTAGCTCTGCCAATACGGTTACTGTTAGATTTAGCCCAAAAGCTACTGAAGACCCGGCAAGTGGAACGTTTAAAATTAAAGTTTTTAAATAAATATATTTTTCTACCCTATGGAATAATATTTTATAAAAACAAAACTAACAAAAAAAATGAAAAAAGTTTTATTGCTTATGCTTATTCCATCGGGATTAATGGCTCAAAAAAGAGTTGGAATTAATACAATTGATCCAAAATTTACTTTACATGTTAAAGGTAAATTAGGATTAGATACAGTAGATTTTATAGAAGGAAAAGACACTTTTTTGTATCAAAATAAAAATGGTGAAATAATGAAAAGCGTATCATCTGGAATTGGAGGACTGACAGCCGACAGGGGAATTAAAAAAAATACATTTTCAAATGTTAGGCTTTGCGATACAATAGAAGGGGCAGGTATAAAATTTCAATACTTACCTACAATGGGTGGAGCTTTAAGATCGGGCAGCGTACAAGGTAGCCAATGGGATATAAATAATATTGGTAACAGCTCCGTTGCCTTTGGGGCGGATACTAAAGCCAGTGGGGCTTTTTCTTTTGCAGCCGGGCAAGAATCATTTGCAGGTGGTAACGCCTCTTTTGCTATGGGGCCACAATCGTTTGCCGCTGGTACAGGATCGGTAGCTTTTGCAGGTGGCAAGGCTAATGATAAAGTAGGTAGTTATTCTTTTGCATTTGGCATTAACTCTGTTTCTAATCAGATTCTTTCATGGTCTATAGGGTCAGGTGTGGTATCGGATGCCTATATGGCTTTTGCTCAGGGCGATGGCAATTACATGAATGCAAGGAATGCCTCGGTTTTTGGATCGTATAATGATACATCTGGATATTATACAAACAAACCATTTAGTCTTTTTAAAGATAAAAACCCATTATTTGTTATTGGTAATGGATTGTCTGTTAACGATAGATCAGACGCTTTAAAAGTATACAAAGATGCTACGGCTAAGGTAGGCGGCGTTTGGAATTATGCAGCGGATTATTCTAATCAATTCACTGATTTAAGTTTAGTAAATAAAAAATATGTAGATAAAAAAATGGGTATGGGTTTTCAAAGTGTTTTGGATAAAGATAAAGTTTTAAATAAAAATAATTACATCGATGGTGGTGGTAAAAGTTTAGGTTTTGAAAACAATAGTGTATTTTCTGTATTTGCAGAAAACGAAATGATTTTTTATTCCAATCATGAAGGGTATTTTTATGGCCCTTATTGGGAGGTTGATAATACATTAAAGGTAGGGCAGCACCTTGTAATAGGTGTTGATCCTGACGAGCCTTCAGCAGCTTTTGAGATTCAAAGTTTAAATAAAGGGGCTATATTACCACGCATGAAAACAGAGCAAAAAAACGCTATTGTAAATCCGGCTATTGGCTTAACTTTGTATTGCTTAGATTGTATTGCTACAGATGGTAGCGTTGGAGTAATGCAAACTTTTAACGGTGCTGTTTGGAAGAATAACTGGTAAAACTAAAACTAATAATTATGATAGAAAAGTCCAAAATTTTTGGCGTTAACGTTCGAGACATTTTATATGGAACGATAATTGCCGCACTAGGAGCCATATTAACTGCATTATACCAAATGCTAACAACCACGCCAATAATTTTTGATTGGCGTGGTATATTGCTGGCAGGGCTAACCGCTGGTATTTCTTATATCATAAAGAATTTCTTTAGTAACTCTAATGGTAAGTTTGCTAAAAAAGAAGTTGAGGCAGAAAGTGTTTTAGGCCCCGGCGGCTCTTCTAACCCGCCGGATGGAGGAAGACCGCCTAAACCTTCAGAGCAATGATGAAAAAATACGCAATTTCAACATTTACACTACTTTTTATAAGCTTTTTGTTACCCAATGTTTACCGCATATACAACAACGGCCCTATAAAAATGATAAAACCATTTTTGCTATCTAGCGAAGAAATATCTATTGCATGGTATTTAAAAGATTGTGGAGAATTATTAAGTTTCACATCTTTAGTTTTAGTAGTGTGTTTGTTATTAAATCTTATAGAAAAAAAAGTAGAGGAGCCTTACGAAGTAGTATTTTTTATCAACTTATGGCAAGTTGTTTTTTGGGTAATATTCTATTCCAGTATTTTAGATTTTACCCACTACATAATAGCATTTAAACAAATTCAATGGTTCTTTTTAATCCAAAGCGGCTTATTCTTATTGATAAGCTGTAATACTATATGCAAAGCGTACAAACAATGAAACAGCCCCCGGAACTATGGAAAGTATTGCTAGGGTTTATCCCAACAATTATAGCGATATCATCGTGGTTATGGTATCTATCTACTAAAGTAGAAAGAAACGACGTGAGAATGGATAAGGTAGAGCAAGTCCAAAGAGATGAAAGAATAGAAAGAAAAGAAGTTATCATCGAAATTAAAAACAGTCAAATTAGAACTGAAGAAAAACTAGATAGGTTAATTCAAGAAAAAACAAAAAACTAAAACAATGCGGATTATTTTCCTTTGCTTACTCCTATCCTGCAATGCTGAAAGAAAACTAAACAAAATATACCTTAATAAGCCCGGGCTAGTTGCGGAAAAAACCCGCATTTGGTTCCCATGTGTAGATACCGAATCGGATACTACAATACAAATTGTAGATAGTCTTGTGTATATTGAATGCCCGGAAACAAACAATGGCAAAAAAGAAGATTATAGTTTACCAGAGGTTACAAAATTTATAAAAGTTCCTGTTAACATGCCCGTTAAGTATGTTTATATTAAACAGAAAGTAGAAGATAACGCAAAAATATTTGTGCGGGATCAGGTTATAGAAGACAAAAACGATAAGTTGGAAAAAACAAAAACACAAGTTGCAAGAAAAAACAATTTTAATTGGATACTAATTGCAATTTGTATTACTTTATTATTTTTAAATATTTTACAATGGCGGAGAAAGTAAAGAATTTCGTAATTAAGTATTACCCGTTTGCTAAAAAAACGGAAACTAAAACAGGCTTTCCTGCACTTGCTATATTGGCGCAATGTGCAGTAGAGAGCGGATGGGGCGATAAGTGTCCGGGAAATATGATGTTTGGTATAAAAGATTTTGACGGAGTTAACGGTAATGAACAACTAATTACCACATTTGAATATAGCCAAAATTTCGGACTATCTGCCAAGCAAATAGGCTTATACTCAATAGACAGCATAAAGCCCGTTATATTGAATGGCAAAAGGTTTTACAAATACACAGGTAAGGCTTATTTTAGAAAATACAATTCGCCGGATGAATCTTTTACAGATCATGCTAATTTTTTGCTGAATAACAAACGGTATAAAAAAGCTATTGGGGTAACAGATGTAAACAAATTTATCGATATAATTTCGGCGGCTGGATATGCTCAGTCTCCCACCTATGGAGCCACTTTAAAAAAAGTGGTAGGAATGATTGAAAAATATATTTAAATAAGAAAAGCCCGTAGAAACGGGCCTTTGAATTCATTCTTAAAAAGTAACTATGAAAAACAAATGTACTTAATCTTTTGGCAATGACAAAATTAAACCATTGCTTCCACTAGATACCGTTGGCAATTTCCCATCCCATTTTTGTATCTTCATATATTCAATATAAGCTGGGCTTAATACAGCTTGCTTCAACTTCATAGCTTCAGATTCCCCGGCGGCGGTTATTACATTAAATGAACTGTCCGCCTTTGCTGTGGCAATTTTACGGTCTCCCTCTGCTACTGCTACCTTTGTTTGGTTTTCGGCTACCTGTACTTCTTGTATGGCTTGTGTTTTAGCTTCAATACTTTTTGTTAAGGCTGGGGGCGGCGTAATATTAGTTCTTAATTGAGATATAATAAACCATTTAGAAACTCTTTTATTGGCTTCCTTAATTATATCTGATTCAAAATGTTCACGCTCGTTAAATATATCATCTACCGCCCATTTATTAGCCACATCGTTTACCGTTCCTACAATAGCAGTTTGTAACCATTGTTGCTCAATATCTCTAACATCTAAACGTAGGTTTGAAAACATATCGCCAATATCCCCGGGCTTCAAAGCATAGTTAAAAGAAGGCTTGATAGTTGCAGAAAACCCACCTTTTGTAATTACCGATTGCTCCGGATAATCTATATGTTGCTGAAATGTAGGGAACTCATAGAGTTTACTTACCCATGTATTAATAACTACCCATCCTGTTTTATATTCAAAACTAGATACGCCCCGGCTATCTCCCGTAAGGTTTACTTTAATACCTACATGCCCGGCGTCCACACGCTCAAATGAAAATGGCTGGATAAAAGAAACGATTATTCCTAGTACAGCAATAATAACACCCACTACGATGCTACTGAATTTCTCATTTTCGTTTTTGGCTTTTTTAGATTTAGAGTTTGCATAAATAACGCCTATTATTATAGACGTAATAATAATACTGATTGTAGTCATAACAGTTTTTTTGTTGGTTTATAAATTAAAAAATAAAAAATAACTGACTCTATTGTTAAGGCCAACAGAGTATAAAAAGTTGAGGAAGTTCGGTTAATTAAATATTCAAATATTATGGTAGTTAATATAACAAATGCTATTAACCCGGCTAATAATCTAATCATCTTAATAATTTTTTAAGCTCTTCTATAATTGCTTCAGTAGTAAAACCATCAGACGTCCTACCGTGCATATAATTAATGATAGTATTAATGTGCAAACCTAATTCATCTGCAACAATACCAGCTATTTTAGAACGTGGATTATTTTCAAGTAATATATTAGCTAATTTAACTATTTCTTTATTTGCGGCATGATGCCTCTTTTGTAGCTTTGTTTCCATAAAAGCAAATGTAATAAAAAAATATTTAAATAAAAATTTGTTTATTTAAGATAAATGTTTTAGGTTTGCTTTATCAACATTAAAAAGTAACTAAACTCTATGCAAAAGATTCATAAATTTGAAGATCAAGATACCTTCGCAATATTCCACGATATAGATGGCAGAGTTATTTGCAAAACAAATAAAAATGTAATGAGAGGCATTATGTTTTTTCCTTACTCAGTAATCGACAAAGACGATATTAAATTTTTAGAAGATAAGGAAAATATAAAATATGCTATCTCTTTAGCCAATCAAGCATTAAACAGTTCCGATGTAGAAATAGAAAATAGAGCATTGATAAAACTTGCAGAAATTATAAAAAAACATTTATGAAAAAGCTATTAATAATACTCATAATTATTTCAGGCTGCAAAGTTGCAGAGCCTATAAAAGAAATTTCACAGCCACGCAATACGAATCAAGTTATAACGTTATTAACAATGGTATATACCGACTCAGGAACAATAATTTTTGTTAACGAAGATGAATCCAAAAAAATTTTTATACCCAAAGAATTTAGCTACATGCTAGATACAATAGAAAACTTTACTAAACAAATAAACCCTACCGACTATGACACAATTATTACAGCAAATCGCAAGCATCCCTAAAAATCAAATTGCCATTGGTGTTAAAGTAGCCCTAGAAGATAATATATCCGAAACGGCAATAATGAGAATGCTAAAATCTATGGCCTCCGATAATGAGGATTTATTTATAAGAGATTTTGGATTACAAATTGTAAACGAAATAAAAAAAGAGAAAATATGAAAATAGACAACTCTGTATTAACAATGATTGAAGAAAAAAATAAAGTATGTAATGAAATTACAGGGGTCATTAAAAATTTTTATAAAAATTACCCACATTGCAGACTTGAATTTGAAATAGAGACTTTATGCGCTAATTTTACTACTGGAGCTAAAGAGGTATCAAGTATAATCGTTAACGCAAAAATTATATTATAGAGTGAAATATTTTTACATAATTGAAAGCCGTGTATATACATTAAACGGCAAACAAAATGCCAAACTAAAAAAGCTGTACCCGGTAATAAGTCCAGATATGGACGACTTTGATGAAGCCTTGCAATGGATAGAATTAAACGGACAATATCTGAACACCGCCGAGTGCTACAATTACTAATTCCTTATTATGAGAAAACTAAAACAAAAGCTAGACTGCTCTTACCTCGAATTATTTATAGTTTTAGGTGCAGGTATTTATTTCACAATTCAAATTTTATTTAGATGAAACAACAAACAGTATTAAAGATTTTCTCAATCTCTTTAATGTGCATTATGCTAACATTATTTACATGGTTTTTATTTAACAATTTAGAGTGGTGTAAAAAATTAACATTAAAAAGCGATTGCGATTATAAATTACCAGCAAATTATAAATTAGTAAAAAGTATAGGCACTGGGAATTATGCAATACTTTTTGAGGGCAAAAGTTTTTTGATGTATAAATTTTCAGATAACGAAATTACCGATACAAATCTTGCTGAGTATGTTACAACCTTTGAAGATAGCTGTAAAGCAAAAGCATTTTGTAAACAACATTTTCAACAATTACTACAATTTAAATTTGAATAATTATGACATACTACGAAAGCTGGCAAAAAGAAAAATACGGAAACATTTTACCAAACAGTAACGAACAACCAAACGACTACGAAAATGAAATTGAAAGATATATCAAAAGTGGCGACAATACACTTAGAGATGATACAGATAGACAATCAAATAAAAATGATGGATGATTACGCAAAAAGAATTTGCGATAATAATAACAAAATGGATTTAACTATAAATATAGATAATGGAGTAGTTAAATCGCAGGAACAGCACCTTTGCGATACCAATGGTGAAAGCATTCAGGTATTTTTTAGCAGACCCGCCAAAAAGTTAGACGAAAAAGATATACTAAAAATGGAAGTTACACAAGCGGACGTTTTACGTGTATTAAATATACTTTTATTGAAAAGAAAAGAAGATCTATATAATCTAATGTTGCAGGTTAAAAAAATCTAAAAAAATATTTAAATAAAAATTTGTTTATCCGAAATAAGTATCTATCTTTAACAAACAAAATATAAATTATGAATGAATTACCTACACTTGCAGAGCTTCATTACGATGTAGATAAGGCGCTTAAAAATGATAAGCTAAACCTGCTTCTTAATCAGCCGCCGCACGAAAAGTGGATTAAAAATCATCCTCTTGCTAAAACAAAAAACGATAAAGGCGAAGAAGTTGCAGCAAGGTATATACCAATTGATAAGATTGAGTTTATGCTTACCCGTATATTTCAGGAATGGCATCCGGAAATATTAAGAGAGGGCATTATGTTCAATAGCGTTTACGTAGCAGTAAGGTTACATTTAAAAAATCCTGTTAATGGCCAATGGTTTTTTCATGATGGCATAGGAGCCAAATCGGTGCAAACTGATAAGGGATATAGCGCCGCAGATTTGGGGCATATAAAAGACGCAGCTGTAATGATGGCCCTTCCTTCAGCAAAATCTTATGCCATTAAAGATGCCGCAGAGCATTTAGGGATTTTATTTGGCCGGGATTTAAACAGGCGCAATGGCGTTAAATTTTCTGGTGGATATGAGTATCAGCAAAAAACACAGGAAGATATAAAAACAGAAACAAAAAATTATCAACATAAACCAGCTCAAAAGGTAGATGAGGATTTTGAGTTATGACAAAAGAAATATTAGAAAAAGCAATTTCTTTATACAATCAAATACGTGTAAAAAGTAATGAACTATATAGTATTGATAAATATATTTCAGATCCATCCAATTTCTGTATTGAGGAATATATTAAAATAAGAGATTACGCTAAAAAAGAAATTAATCAACTTCAAAAACAATTAGACGAGTTATGAACAATTTACCAATAACAACAGAAGAGCTAAATAACGTCCAGAAAGGCTGGTTAGTAATGGCTAGTTTAAAAGAAACTACTTTTCAATCTTTAGGCAAAAAGGAATTAGAAGTACAAGGATTTTTAAATGATATAGATAAAGATAAGGATTTAAAATCTGTACAGGATAAGTTATCAAAAGCAAAATCTTTAGCTTCTGAGGCTAAAGAAGAAAGGCTTCATTTTACAAACAAGCTAAAAGAGAAACTTATTGATAAAGCAATGGAGTTTGAAAAAAGAAATGATGATTTAATTATCAAGGCAAGCAAACACGAATTTACTTTACGTGAAGCTGAGGTAGAAAAAAATAAAGAAGTAGATAAAAAAAATAAAGAAATATCTAATTTTAAATTGCATTTTGAAAATGGTAATTACAAAATAGCCTCCGATTACAGGCTTACATTATCTAATAGAATAAATTTTTATTACAAGGGCGCAATGACTCAAAAGAAAATGAGTAAAAAAGATTTAGAGCAATATATACAGGATATTAAAAACGAATTACCACAAATTGAGGTTGGCAAACATTCATCTTTTGAAAGAAATTTAATTACTAAAGAAGAGGCTATAGAATTATTTAAATCCGTTCAGCTTTACAATCCGGCCAATGATTTAAAAGAAGCTATAGAGAATGTAGATATAAAATTTGGCATGTACGAACAAGATATTAAAAACGCAGAGGCGGCAATAAAGCAATCAGAAATAGACGCTAAGAAAAAAGAGGAAGACGAAAAAGAGGCATTGAAGGTAGAGCAATCTACAAATACACTTATTGCCGCCGCAGGAAGTTTTACTGTATTGGGTGGCGCTGTAATTAAAAAAGCTTTAGAAGTGGAAGAGGAAAATACAACAGAATGGGCAATGTCTGTGATAGCAGCTTTTATTAAAAATATGGCACGCTGCAAGCTTCGTGTGCAAACGTGGAGTAAGCTTAGTATTGGGCAGATGGCAGCGGCTTTAGGTAAATTAGCTACCGATACAGGCGAAACTTTTGCAGGGCTTAAATTAAAAGAAATTAAAAAATGACAACTGTAAAAATATTAGATACTGAATTAAGGGTAAATCAATCCTTAGAGTACAGAGGTACTTTTAATGGTAAAATATCTATGGGCAAAATTGTTGAGCTTAGACAGGTTGATGAAGATAGTGTATGGATGCTGGTTAGCGATATGGAAGATGCCCGGAGTAGATATTGGTTATCAGTAAATGCTTATGGTGAGGAATTTTTAATAAAAAAAGAAGAAACAACTAATGATAATACAGAACCGGACAATACTGAAGAGTATCCCTTTTGAGGATTATTTAAAAATGCCGGGTGTTAGTTATTCAGATATTAAAAACGCCGGGAAAGAGTTTAAGCAGCCAACCGGCAAAATGCAATTGGGGACGAACGTGCATAACTATTTACTTACTCCGCATGAATATAACCATGCAGACGTTGCAATTGTTAGGCCAATAGCTTTAGCTCTTAAAAAGCAATTAGGCGATTTGTTGCCATACCTGTGGCCTGAGCTTGTAGTAACTTGTAATTTTATTCATAACGGTTTTAATATGCTATACAGAGGCCGTATAGACTTAGGCATTCCGGGCAGGCTGGTTATAGATATCAAAGTTACAGAAATGCCAATACGAAAAGGAATAGAATATTTTGGGTACGATAAACAGCAAAGCGGTTATGGTATGGGCATAGATGCCAAAGTAGCTTTAATAATTGCAATACACCCGATAAGCTTTAGAATAGATATAGTCAACATTCCCATAAATTCTGAATGGTGGGAAAATCAAGTAATTCAAAAAGGAGAGCCAGTTTTATGAATAAATTAGACAGTATGGATATTAAGATAAATAAAAAAATATCTGAGCTAAGATTTAAAAATCAAGATCAATTACTTGTAAGAAATTTATTTTTTTTATTTTTAAAACAGGTAAAATCTATTAATAGACTTTATTATATAAAAAATAGAAGAAATAAACGCCCCGATATTTGTAGGCCATATCGAAATGAATTTACTATTAAAAAATTTATCAGATTATGAACGAACATTTAACCATAACTGAAATAAGTGCAGATAGATTTATTACTATGTTTCAACTTAATTTAAATGCTATTAAATACTGTATTCTTGTAAAAAACATAGATACAATTAAAAGAATGAAAAAATTAAAAAATGATACTTCAAAGTAGAAAGGAATATACTAAACAAAATTTTCATGTGCCAATTTCTTATTATTTTTTATTGGCTCAGGGGCAATACAACGAATTTATCGGACACGTATTGTCTTTGTTTGGATTTGATTTAAATAGCATAACTTTTTTTAAAAATATAGGAGATATAAATGAAGAGAAATTATACCATTATGGCTTATATCTAGGAAAAATAATTACAGAGTATGAAGATAACATAATAACTTTTAAATTCATTAAAGCATGATTTTAGAAAATTTTAAAGAATACCTAAAACAAATTTATCCAAATGGAGTTACTTATCAACAATATAATGAGCTTAAAATGTCTTATTACGGTGGTGCAATATACATGGCAAGCCTTAACGCCGGGAAAGAACAATTAACAGCCGTAAAAGAAGCTATATCTTTTTGGGATAAAAAAATTCAAGATGAAGCAAAGTAAAATAATATACATAGCAGCTAAAGGTGAAGAAAAGCCAATTCGATTTGTATCTGATGGAGAATTGAAGCTGCAAATAAATATGATGCTTAACGAATTAAATTTAATATCAAAAAAAATAACCTCATTAAGCTTTGATGAATGTGAGGTAATCAAAACAGAGATAAAATGTTCTTAGAAGAGTTAATACTAGAAAACAGTCCTCACGATTTTGTAAGGAATTGGGCTTTTACTAAAAGGCAAATAATTGAATTAAAAGAAATGAGTAAGCCCGATGCAATAAAGAAATTGAAGAAAATATTAAAAATTAACGGCAAAAAAATTGTTGGTATAGGTTATGATTTTACTGGCGAAATGCTAATACAATACTATAATGTTTATTACAAAAGTGAGAATTAAAATTACAAATATTAAAACTAACAAATGTCACAAGAAACAAAAAAAGCCAAAACAAAAGATGGACGTATCGTCGAAGTTTATAAATTAAAACCGGGCTACTCAACGCCCGATCATAAGTGGTGCAATTTTAATGGATGCACAGAAACTTTTACAGATGACGAATTAACTTTTATATCTTAATGGATTACCCATTAAAAATAGTAATAAAAAGTACAGGCGAAGAGTTGCAATTTTTGGAATATAGCAATAGATTGAAAATCTACGCTTACGCTTATACAAAAAGTATTACTAAGAACGGATTAAAATTAAACATGACTGAAGAGGTATTAAAAAAATTAATTAAAACAAATTTGTAAAAAGATTAGGATATTTAAATCTAATAATATACCTTTGGTTTTCTAACAAATTAATAATAATTTAAAAAATTAAAAAAATGGCTACAAAAGCAAAAACAAAAAAAGCGGCGGTAAAAAAAGTATCAACTAAAAAAGCTGCAACTAACAAAAATACAAAGAAAGCAGTTAGGCCCGTTAAAGCCGTGCCAAAAGCAAAACCTGAAGAAGGTAAGGCGAAAACTCCGGGTTTAATTGCTCAGATCATTACTTTGCATAAAGAGGGTTATTCAAACAAAGAAATTATTGAAAAAGGGTTTAGCAAAGTAAGTACAAATGTTTATGTAGCTAAACACAAAAAAAATGGCTGGTTGCCAAAAAGGATGGTAAGCCTATGATAGAACTACTAAACGTAGATTGCCAAAACTATATGCTTACCGTTCCTGATAAATATTTTGATTTAGCGATTGTAGATCCGCCCTATGGAATTAATTTTTCTGATTACGAAAGGGTCGGATCTGGAATAAAAACACAAAAGCGACATACTAAAAACGGAAAAAAGGAATGGGATAAAGAGATACCTTCAGATGATTATTTTAAAGAGCTTTTTAGAGTGTCAAAAAATCAAATTATATGGGGCGGTAACTATTTCCCTCAAATATGGGATAAAGGGTGTAGGGGTTTTATTTTCTGGTATAAACAAAACCCGGTAGAAAATTTCAGCGATGGAGAATTAGCATGGACAAGCTTTGATAATGTGGCTCGTTGTTTAGATTACAGATATTACGGGAATCTTCAGGGCAAAACTTCATCTGAAAAAAAAATACATCCTACACAAAAACCAGTATATTTATATGAGTGGCTTCTACTAAAATACGCTATAGCTGGTAATAAAATATTAGATACACACTTAGGGTCTGCAAGCTCTGCTATTGCGGCTCATAATAGAAATTTCGATTTTGTTGGATGCGAAATTGATAAAAACCATTACGACGCTGGTTCAAAAAGATTTAAAGAGTCTACATGTCAAGTAAAATTATTTTAATATGAAACATAAAGGCTTAATAGTATCAAAAGTTTTCTACAGCATACAGGGGGAGGGGCCGACTTCTGGGACGCCCTCTGTATTTTTAATGCTTACCGGGTGTAACCTAAACCTTAACACTTACTGGAAAGGCACTCTTGTGAGCTATGGTGAGGTTCTAAGCCCGGATTTGGTTAACCGTTTACGACAGGGCGCACATTTAATATTTGCAGGCGGTGAGCCTCTATTGCAGGAAGTTCAAATATTAGAATTTTTACATATATTTTATGCTATTTACGCTTTTAATCCAGTTGTGGAAATAGAAACAAATGGTACTATATTGCCGGGCAAAGAGTTATCGGAATTTGTGCATTACTGGAATATAAATCAAAGGTTAAGCAGTAGCGGCGAAATTTTTACAGCAAGGTATAACTCCGATGTTATATCTAAATTTAACAACAACGCTAATGCTTGTTTTAAATTTTTAATTTCCTGTAAAGATGATATAGAAGAAATGTTAAAGGATTTTTCTGAGGAAATAAATTTTAAAAAAGTAATGCTTATACCAGCCTCAGATTTTATAAAAAGATCTGTAATAGAAAGCGCAATGAACTTGGGGGTAAGATATTGCAATAAAATTTAAATAAAATGACACTTTCCGGAAATCAAGAAATTTTTTTACAAGCTTGTTTAAATGGCGATAACGTTTTCTTAACTGGTAAGGCAGGAACGGGAAAGACTTTTATTGTTAAACATGCGATAGATAAATTAAAAGAAGTTGGTAAAAAATTGGTAGCCATAGCCCCAACAGGAGTTGCAGCAAATAATTTAGGCGGCCAAACTATCCACTCTATGTTTTCTATTAATCCATTTGGTTTAACAACTTACGATGAGTGCAATTTTTTAAAATCAGAGAAAAGGAGAATGCTAAACGCTGTGGATGTTATAATAATAGATGAGGTATCTATGCTACGGCCTGATATACTTGATGGCATTCATTGGACTTTAATTAAAAACGGATGCAAGGGAGGATTAAGTAAAAAGCAAGTGATTTTCGTAGGCGACTTGAAGCAATTGCCGGCTCCTATAGACGACAATATGCGATCTATGTTATTTAGGGTTTACGATGGAGAAGAATTTTTTGAAGCGCAATGTTATCAATCTCTAAGCGTAAGTAAAATTGAATTAGATGAAGTATTGAGGCAATCGAACGAAGAGTTTATAAATAATCTCAACATAATAAGAGAAGGCGGCAAAAGTGAATACTTTAGAAAATTTGTTAGCTCTATTCCAAATAACGGTGTAGTTTTAGCTCCGCACAATACTACAGTAGATCGGTATAATAATGACGGACTAGCAGCAATAAAGTTACCAGAAATTACGTTTACTGCTAACATAACCGGGAATGTTAAAGCGGATGAATTTAATCTTCAGCAAATAATAAAGGTTAAGAACGGAGCAAAAATTATGTACTTGGCTAATTCAAAAGAAAATGATCTTATAAATGGAACTTTGGGAATATTTGTATCGCATAATAATTGTCACTATATAAGAGTTAATAATGTTGATTTTGCTTTAAAAAAAATGCTTTTTACTAAAAAAGAATATGTACTAAATAGTAAAAAAAACGATCTTGAATTAAAAGAAATAGGGAGTATTGAGCAATATCCTATTAAATTGGCTTACGCTTTATCGATACATAAAGCACAAGGTTTAACTTTTGATGAAGTAACATTAGATTTAACCCGGCCTTGTTTTCAAAAAGGCCAAATGTATGTAGCATTGAGCCGGGTAACAACGCCTGAAGGTTTAAAAATAATTGTAAAATGAAATTAAGCATAAGCATAGATTCGTATAATTTAGGTGATATAGATATGCCGTTAAAGGTGAGCTTGTGCAATCCTTTAACAAATAGAAAAAGACTAATAGGGGCAATAAAAAAACGTGGTATTGAAATAGTATCATGCAACATAAGAAAGAAAGGCATTTATAAAATATTAGTGTATACAAAATCAAAACTATTGATAACCGAAACAACAGTAGAAGTATAATGAGCAAAGATGTTAACGTAGTTTGCCAGCGTTGCGGCTCTATAGATGATTACTACACGGTAGTGTCCGGGCCACATTTAAAAGCAATATGTAACGGATGCGATAGATATATAAAATTTATTTCACAACAACAATTAAAAACAAATCAAATGGCAGAAAAAAAATTGAGCGGTAGTATTGCTTTAACAAAGCTCGTTCATGTAATGATGGAGAAAAAAGGTAAAAACGGAATGGTTAAGGGATTATTTATTCCTATTCAACAAAACCTTTTAACAGAAAAAGACGGGGCAGTATATATGCCTGTTAACATTACTTACAAAACGGAACAGGATCAGTATAAACAAAATGGATTTATAGCAAAAACTACTGATTCTAAAGTGTGGAAAGAACTCGACGAAGCGGGCAAAGAGGAAGCTAAAAAATTATCTCCGATATTAGGAAATATAAAAGATTGGGAAAGTAGCAATGCAAATGATAGCAGTGGGGCCGCATCAACTCAAACGCTAGAAGAAACAGACGATTTACCGTTTTAAAATCCAAAACGGCTGCTAAGATAGTTTAACGGTAGAATCACCATTTAGGTAATGCAGGTTCGATTCCTGCTCTTAGCGCAAAATATATTCTACTTAAAAACGATAAAGGAGTGCTGAAGTGGTTAACAAAATAGTCTGCAAAACTATTATCGCAGGTTCGATTCCTGCCTCCTTTTCTAAACTAAACACAATATGAGAAAAACAATCTTTACCCTCTGTATGTTAATTTCCCTAAACTGCTTTTCGCAAAAATTCCAGTACGACACCTCTAATTATATAAGTTTGGCGGATAGTGCATGGGTTGAAATGTATGGTGTAAAGCCGGACACTACTCAGGCAAAAATAATGCTGTACGATACAAATAATAACCTTAAATTGGTCGACGGTTATGTAATATTTGACCACATGCAAATAAGGTATTTAAATTACATGCGAAAGCCATTTAATAAAAATTACAAAGTTTATTCATTCAAATCAATATGGGATTAATATGCTTATAGATCCAATTTATTATGCCGTTTTTTATGATGTTGCTTTTCCGTGCGATGTACAACACGCAATGAATAAAAGAATAGCAAAAGCGAAATATCTAAACTTGCTGGATAATGCAGTTCTTACAAAAACAGTATTTTTGAATAACAGAGAATACGCAATAGTTAGCAAAAAAACATTTCAAATTATAAACACAGTTGATAACCATTTATTCATAATATGCGAAGTAAAAAAATTATAAAATTGCCTGTTCAGCAAATGGTTGGTGTCGCAAAAGGCTTCGGTTATGGCGATTGCACACTAACATTATGCCCGGGTCACTTTGCATTTAGCTTTAAAGAGCTTTCTGCATTACTAGAGCAGACATTTAATGCCGGTGTAAATTGGAAAGAAAAATATAGTAAAACAATTAAATTAAAAGATTGCTGCCCATCGGATTGTAAAGAACCAAATTTCACTAAATACTTAAAACAAATAAAATGAAAAACAAAAATGAATTACGATTATTTCAAAGAATAAAAAATGGCCGCCAAGAGTTTTTTGTAACGAAAATTCTTAAAGATAAAGTTGCATTAAGAGAGATGTATATTGATAACGTTAAATTATGCTTTGGGAAAACATTAATAATTGATAAAAAATAAATTTTGTAATATGCAAATTGATAAATACGAATACATGCTGCATACTTGGGGTGGATTTTATAATGAAGAGTTTAAAAAAATACACAAGAAAACAGAGGGTTATTTTTTCTTTGATACAAAAGATGAATTAGACGAGTATTTGGCAGAGCTGGTATCTTTAGAGCACAAATTAAATGCCAGCCGTTTAATGTGGGATTATACTGAAGGACAACACGTAAGGTATAAAACTATTGCTAAGATGAAATTTGTTTATGATGGCAAAGAATATGAACATCTAGAAGATTTTGGGTTTGCGTATCCTGTAGAAAGTGCAAAGTATATGTTTGAGCTGGGTAGTTACTCGTGCGATTGCAATAGAAGCCGGATGATACTTAGAAAGTATGGCAATATAGAAGAGCTTGACTGTGGCCGAAACATAGAAATGATAAATCTTGAAATTTTACAAATAAAATAATTACGATGGAGCCACAGGAAAAAGCAAGGCTATTAATTAGCAAGTTTTACAATTACGTTATTGATGATATCGATTATAAAGAATATCAAAAAAGGTGCGCTATAATTGTAGTAAATGAAATTTTAAACACAGGCGTTTTGAAAAAACGTGAGTGCGGTAAAATCCCATTAGATGAAACATTTATCGATTATTGGAAGCAAGTAAAAACATTCATAAAAAAATCATGACAACAGTAAAAAAAGTTAGACTATTTAAAGAGAAAAAATTTTTAAATACTAAGGTTACATTCACACGCAATAAAAATGGAAGGGTAATCTTATTGCTTAATTTCGATCAAAAACAACCCATAGGTTTTGCGGATGTTTATTGTGAAAACGTTAAGGTGCTTTGTGCTGTGTGGGATTTAATGCACTACGCTTTCAACCTTGCACAAAAGCCAATTAGAGGTACAAACTCTGATATTACCACGTCTGCCCACATAGCACAAAACACGTGTTATAGGCTGGCGGGATTTTCAGTACAAAAGTTAAATAGAAATACGAACAAAAAAAGTTTTAAAAAATGAGCGTTGGCAAAAATGGTTTTGAAAAAACCAAACATAACTTCCCTTACAAATGGACTTTGAAGGATGCAGTATTTACCAAAGATAAAGGCAAAGTATTTAGTTGTTTTGCTTGTGGTGGAGGTTCAACTATGGGCTATAAATTAGCTGGATTTGATGTGTTAGGATGCAATGAAATTGACCCTAAAATGATTGAAGCATACAAAGATAACCACAACCCAAAATACGCATATTTAGAGCCAATACAAACTTTTAAATTGCGTAATGACCTACCCAAAGAATTGTATGAACTTGACATTTTAGACGGTTCACCTCCTTGCAGTAGCTTTTCAATGGCAGGGAATAGAGAAAAAGACTGGGGTAAAGAAAAAGTATTTAGAGAAGGACAAGCTGAACAGGTTTTAGATACATTGTTTTTTGATTTCATTGATTTAGCAAAGAAGCTACAACCAAAAGTAGTTATTGCTGAAAATGTAAAAGGATTGCTTTTGGGTGAAGCAAAAAACTATGTTCGTGAAATATATCGTGAATTTGATTTTGCTGGTTATTATGTTCAACATTGGCTTTTAGATGCTTCAAAAATGGGAGTACCGCAAAGACGTGAACGAGTGTTTTTCATTGCTTTGCGTAAAGACTTGGCAAAGCCTTTTTTGAAAGCTGTGGACTTATTTACGATTGCGCCTGAATTGAAACTTGAATTTAATGAGCCTGAAATAGTATTTGATTTAGTTGCTGATGAAATTGGAGAGCATTTAAGCGATTTGTATCATAGTAGATGGGAAAAAAGAATTGATGCTGATGATTGTTTTGCTGATATTACAGAAAGGGTAGATGGAGAAAGAAAGTGCTTTTCTGATAAGTTGGTTCAATTTGGGAAAGTTGCACCAACAATAACTGCTGGAGGAGCTTATTTTGTAAACCACAAAACAGGACTTCAACTATCAAATGAATGTTTATGCCAAATAGGTAGTTACCCTATGGATTATGACTTTACTTCAAACAAAGGGAAATATTTAATTGGTATGAGTGTGCCACCAGTAATGACTGCACAAATAGCTAAACAAGTATATGAACAATGGTTATCAAAAATCTAATGGCTGCGGAGCAGACAAAGAGGGAGGGGAATTTTTTAAAACTTTTTTCTTCACGAAACTTCAATCGAAGCACGTCCGCCCGCTTGCCTATAACGGTTCGGGGCTTTGCGTAGTAGCCCTTAGTATAAACTTAAAATTAACCACGACACTTGATAGGGCTATTACGCAAAACCCGTGTTGTACGCTGTTTTTCTTTGGTAGTCAGCACGTTACAAGCTATCTGAAAATAAATAATTAAATTATAATAAAATTATTTGGAAATTAAAAAAAAGGTTGTATATTTGTTCTATAATTAAAAACAAATAAAAATGGCAACAGTAAATAACAGTAACAATTTTGGAAAAAGAACAGCTACACAAGTAAATTCAATTTTAAAAGCTAATGGATTTGATTGCAAAGCTGAAAATTTGGGCGATGGAAGAACTTTTGATGTTAAAATTGAAAGTAATATTAAAAATCGTTACGCTTTAAAAAAAGCTGGGTTTATACTTTGCTTAGGTAAAGAAGGCGATAGTTACATTACAATTAAAACACACTAGACTATGGCAAAGAAAACAAAGATAAAATCTCCTGCTGGTCGTAAACCTGTTGAGGATAAGAAAGTAACTGTAAACTTATTTATCCGTCAATCCGTACTGGATGCAAAAGG